ACCGGTGCTGGTTACCTACTTGGTAAAATACCTGAAGGCCAAGGCTGAACAGACCACGACCAAGATTGACAACGAGCTCATCAGGACATACATCCAGGAAGCGACAGACGCAGTCCTTCAGGCAGTAACCTATACGGCCCAGACATACGTCGACAGCCTCAAGAAACAGGGCAAATTTGACGAGGAAGCCCAGAAGATAGCATTCAACACAGCGAAGAATATAGCCCTTCAACTGCTCACGACCGAGGCAAAACAGATGATAGAGGACCTATATGGAGACTTAATGCTATGGCTTGAGACCAAGATCGAGCAGACAGTAAAAGAACAGAAAACCTTCACCGTATGAACGCTGGAGGCACTCCCTATAGAATAACATGAATAAGGACCGCCGGGTATTTATTGTATCCGGTGGTCTTTTTTTATTGACTAATTACCAACGGCGGTTTATGATGTTCTCAAAAATTGAGAAGGAGGAAGACTATGGGATACAGGGACGAAATATAACAATTCGTAGATTTTGAGAAATAATTTCTCAAAATTTTAGAATTTACTATTGACTTCTCGGAAATTGAGCATTATAATATACTTACAACACCCTGGTAACACCAAGCGGCAACCAGGATGAAGGCTGGAAGAAAATCCGCCAATTCTCAATAAATGAGAATACGAAAGGAGGGTACTAAAAGTGAAACCAATGCATCAGAGACTCCGAGAATATCGAGAGAGCAAAGGCGTGACCCAAACACACATAGCCAAGAAAACCGGCAAAACCGTTCAAAGGATAAGCGCACTGGAAACAGGAGCAATCCGGTTGACGGTCGACGAATTCGAGGAGCTTTGTGTGAATGGCTACGAAGTCAACCCTGCAATTTTTTTTACGGAACGGTTCTCGGAAAATGAGAACTTCAGACCGTTTATATTGCAGGGAGGTGACCAAATATATGGCCAAAAAGGCTACGAAAGCCGCAGATAACATCATCCGGCAGCTCAACGAGGAACTGAAAAAACAAGGAAAGATTACAAACGCCGGAAGAGTTTCACGTCGGTACCTGGAGGAAAGGCTCTACTGTTGAGCTTACGGAGGACAAACTATGAAGCATTTTAAGAGAACAACAACCTTAATATTTGCCACGGCAATTCTTTTCACAGGCAAAATAATACTCGACTTGAACGCCGGAGGCCAGGAGGCACAAACCACATCCAGCGCGGTCGAGCCGGTACATACACAACAGCTCGAACCAGAGCCGACCATAGCAGCGATGATGGTAATCACTCCAAGCCCGATACCGGAACCAGAACTGGAAGAGGAACCGGAGCCACAGATCAGGATTTACGACATCCCACTTTCGCAAGAGCTCCAGGAATACACCTTCAGGCTTTGCGAAGAATACGGCCTGGATTACGAGATGGTCCTGGCGCTAATGGACCAGGAAAGCGACTACCGGGAGAAGGTGATCAGCAAGACCAACGATTACGGTATCATGCAGATCAACAAGGTAAATCACGAATGGCTCAAGGAGGAACTGGGGATAGAAGACTTCCTGGAGGCAGAGCAGAACATACTCGCAGGGATCCGGATGCTTGCAGGATTGGCAGCAAAATACGAAGACCCACACCTGGTGCTGATGGCTTACAACTGCGGAGAGAATGGAGCTAAAAAGCTCTGGAAGCAAGGCAAAACCACAAGTCAATACAGCCGGTCGATTATGGCCAGAGCTGAAGAATTAAGAAAGGAGGCGGAAGAATGTCAACAGTATGCGGTAAGTGTCAAAGGCCACTAAAGGACCCAAAGAGCATAGAGCGCGGGTACGGGCCAGACTGCTGGAGAGAGGTCAAGGCCAAAATGGCCAAAGAGGAAGAGGACCAAGAAAGCGAAGAGGAGGCAGGCATGAGTTATTACTGGATTTGTGAGGCCTGCGGCGCAAGCCTGGATCCAGGCGAGAAATGCGACTGCAGCAGAGAAAACCAAAAAACGCCAGAACCGGCGAAAACAAAGGGGGAAGAGGAATGCAAGAAAACAGCCTAAAAACCAACATCATCAAGCTGCGCTTCATAAGAAACGGCCAGCCACAAGGAAGGGAATACACCTACTACACACCGACAGAGGTCGAAGTAGGAGACATAGTGGAGCTGGAAGCCAGAGAAGGCATAGCCAAAGGGATGGTAACCCAGGTAAATGTACCGGAGGAAGAGATAGCGCCTTTCAAAGACAGAGCAAAAACCATCATTGGAAAGGCCCAAATCAAAGAGGAGGTCGCAGCGGAATGAACAACAGGATAAAGAAAAAGCCCCTTCAATTAAGAAGGAGCGTAAGAGCAGGAATCAGGATAGGAGTTCTCGTTTTGACGGCCATGACAACCGTCGAAATTGCAAGGCAGGCCTGGGAGACATACCAGAGCAGGACCGGAGCTCCAGGCGGCGAGATTTTGGTATTGCCGATGATGATCTTGCTTTTTTATACAGGATGGACAGCAAGAGGAGAATGGATAGATTTCAAAAGGTCCTTAAGAGAGACAGAAAGGAGAGAATACCATGCAAGCAACAGCCCAGCTTATAAGGGATGAAGCGGCCCTATTCCTGGGGAGACGGCCAACAGATCAAGAGATGGAGTGGGCACTGCCCAGGGCCCAGAAGAAACTCGCCTGGATCCTTGAGAGAGAAGGCGACGCAGGCGGAATAAGGCAGCAGCCCTGGTACATTGGAAAGCTGGTAGAGGAGGCGATCATAGAAGAGGAGTTCTCACAGTACACCCTCGCAAGATGCATGGAGATCGAAGCGCAGAGACAAACTGCAGCTACCGGTGAAATAGAAAAAGGCCCTCCCTTAAGGGACGACCCAACTACACCCCCATTATATCCCGGGGAGATGCGGTTTGTCAATCCGAGCCAAACCAATAAGACGAGGAGGATGACAAATGAAGTTATTAACCTTGAAGCTTGAAAACTTTCAGGGGCTGAAAGCAGAGGAATTCAATTTTAATGGCCACAGCGCCAGCATTTACGGGGACAATGCCACCGGAAAAACCACGGTATTCAACGCCATGACTTGGTTGCTTTTTGGAAAAGCCAGCACAGGAGCAAAGAACTTCACACCAAAGACCAAAGGTCCTGACGGAGACCTTCACTACCTGGACCACGCAGCAGAGGCAACATTCAAGCTGCAGGATGGCCGGGTAATAACCCTCCGCAAGGTTTTCCACGAGGTCTACAAGAAAAAACGCGGATCGGCCACAGAAGAGTTTGATGGTCATACAATAGATTTTTATATAGATGGCGTACCAACGAAGGAAAAGGAATACAAAGCAACCATGCTTTCACTTTGCGGCGGCAGCGCAGAGAAAATGAAGATGCTGACCATGCCGAACTACTTCCCGGAAGAGATGAGCTGGGACGCCAGGAGGAAGATCCTGCTGGAGATTTGCGGGGACGTTTCAGACGAGGATGTAATCAACAGCACGCCGGAGCTGAAGGACCTGCCAAATTACCTTTTGATGCCGGGAACCACCAACCAATACTACACAGTGGACGAGTACAAGAAGATAGCCAGCGCCAAGAAGACTGAAATCAACAAGCAGCTGCAGGAGATACCAGGCAGAATTGACGAGGCCCAGAGAGCAATCCCCATTAAAGGTCTTAACCCGAAGGCCATCGACCAGAGGATCCAGGAGCTCAACAAACAGAAGAGCGATCTCAAGATGGAGAAGGCCCAGGCCTTAAGCGGAGACCTTACAACGATGGCCATCAGGAAACAGATATCCGAGGCAAACACCAGGCTGGCAGAAGCCAGGGCAGCATATGCAACCAAAACAAGCAGCCTGAACGAAGGAACCTACGCAGCGATTAACAGCCTGAAGAGAGACCAGATAGCAGTAGCAAACCGCATCCAGGATGCCAAGGCCGACCTGGAGAGGACCCAGAGGACGATAGAAAGGCTTAAGAGTCACAGAGAAAGCTTAATCAACGATTACATGGCAGTACAGAAGGAGACATGGGACGAAAGTAAAGAGAACTGCCCGACATGCCACAGACCACTTCCGGAAGAGGAAATCCAGCAGCTTCGCGAAGCATTCAACCTTCAGAAGAGTAGACGCCTGGAACAGATAAACATTCAGGGCCAGCGCGAGGCCAGCAAAGAAATGATCGCCGAGATGGAGGAAAAAGCCAACGCATTAAGAGAGCAGATCAAGAACGATGAGCAGCTCGTAGAAGACTACGAACAGCAGCTGAAGGCCTTGCAAAGCCAACTAAAGACGCCGGCACCTTTTGAGAGCACCGAAGAATACGCCCAGATAATGGCCGAGATTGCCAAACTTCGCGAAGAGGAAAACAACAAGAGCGGCCAGGCGGAGGCAATAGCAGCCAAGTACACAGAGCAGATCCAGGCCCTGAACGAACAGATCAGAGAGCAGGAACAGCTTAAGACCAAGATATTCATCGCAGAGAGCCAGAAGGAGAGAATCGCAGAGCTGGCCGCCAAGGAAAAGGAGCTTTCAAAGCAGTACGAGGAGCTGGAAAGAGGTATTTACCTTTGCAAGGTATTCACCAAGACCAAGGTAAGGCTCTTGGACGACAAGATAAACAGCAAGTTCAAGAGCGTACGCTTCAGGCTCTTCCAGGAACAGCTTAATGGCGGAATTAAAGACGACTGCGAAGTCATGATACCAGCAGAAGACGGCAGAATGGTACCTTTCGCTTTTGCCAACAACGCCGCGAGAATTAACGCGGGACTGGAGATTATCGACACATTGTCGAAGCACTGGAACCTGGCAATGCCGGTATTCATAGACAACGCCGAAAGCGTAACCAGGCTCCTACGGATGGATACCCAGGTAATACGCCTGGTAGTTTCAGAGCAGGACAAGAGACTAAGATTGGAGGTACAAGCATGAGGTACACACACGGAGAATGGCTCGCAGAGCTTAAGAACAGGTTCGGAGAAGACCCGATGAAATGGGCATTTAAATGCCCAGCCTGCGGGAAGGTTTCAACCATACAAGAGTTCAAGGATGCAGGGGCAGACCCGAACGACGCATACCAGACATGCATAGGCAGACACACCGGTAAAGGATCGCCGACGAAAGATAGCAAGGAAGGATGCAACTGGGCAGCCTTCGGACTATTCGGAACCTTAAACGGAGGTGACGTGATAGTCACAGATGAAGGCAAAGAAGTACAAGTTTTCAGTATGGCCGACAAAGCCACAATTCAAATTTAAGGAGGAATTCAAATGACAACAACCACAAAAAATCAGAAACCAGCAGTTCAGAACCAAAATCAAGGAGCTCTGCAGCCAGCAGAGACCCAGCAGATCTCAATGAGCGAGCGCTTCACTAACATGGTACTCAAGGAATTTGGAAGCAACGTAGCCGGAGCAATTCAGGTAACAGACTACCAGAGGCAGCTGATCCAGGGATACTTCATATCGATTGACAGAGCCCTAAAGATGGCAGAGGAAGCCAGGATCCGAAAGAACGATAACAATAAGGACCACAAGTACGATAACAACCTTCCGGTAACATGGAACAATGTCAACCTAAACGACCTGGCCCTCGACGTAGTGCACTACGCCAAAATGGGACTGGACATGATGCAGGATAACCACCTTTTCCCGATCCCCTACAAGAACAATAAGACCAACAAATACGACGTCACCCTCATGCCAGGATACAACGGAATCCAGTACATCGCCGAGAAATACGCGGTAGAGAAGCCACTGGCGGTAACCATTGAACTGGTATATTCGACAGACACCTTCAAACCCATCAAGAAGAGCAAGGACAACAAGGTAGAGAGCTACATTTTTGAGATCAATAACCCCTTTGACAGAGGCGAAATCGTCGGCGGCTTCGGATACATCGAATACGAGGACCCGGTCAAAAACAAGCTGATAATCATGACCAGGAAGGACATCGAGAAACGCAAGCCGGCATACGCATCAGCCGAGTTCTGGGGAGGAACCACCAAGGTATGGGAAAAAGGCAAGCAGGTAGAGAAGGAGACTGATGGCTGGTTTGAAGAGATGTGCCTGAAGACCATCAAGCGCGAAGTTTTCAGTGCAAAGCACATCCCAAGGGATCCAAAGAAGATAGACGACAACTACCAGTACATGAAGATGCGCGAGGCCAGATATGCAGAGCTTGAGGCCCAGGCCGAAATAGCAGACCACGCAAACGCCATAATCATAGACACTACACCAACGGAGGAACCAAAGCAGCTGCAGAGCCCACAGGTAGAACCAGAAACAGGAGAGATCATAGAGCAGCCATCGGCACCACCAGCAAGAAACGCAAGCGCAGCGGCACAATCACAACAATCAATCTTTGAAGGACCGAACTTCTAATGGACATCAAGATTTTAGCCTCCAGCAGTGCTGGGAACGCCTACCGCATAAGCGACGGCCGAACCAGCCTGCTGCTGGATGCAGGCATACCAATAAAGGCAATACAGGTCGGATGTGAGTTCAAGGTGACACAGATGGATGGCTGCTTTGTGTCACACAGCCACAAAGACCACAGTAAGGCCGCCAGAGACCTTGCAAAGCTCGGCGTGGACATTTACACCAGCAAGGGCACAATCGAAGCGTGTGGCCTTTCAGGGCACCGAATACACGCGGTAAAAGCGCTTCAGGAGCTGACGATAGGAACATTCAAAGTGCTACCATTCGACGTGCAGCACGACGCCCCAGAGCCGCTGGGATTTCTTTTCACATCGGTAGAAACAGGCGAGAAGCTCTTATATTTCACGGATACCTATTACATCAAGTACCGCTTTCAGGGGCTGACCCACATCATGGCAGAATGCAACTACGACAAGGACAGCCTACAGAGGAGCGTGGACGCCGGATATATACCAATAGAGCTGGTACCAAGGCTGGTAAAAAGCCACATGAGCCTGGAACATTTTCTGGACTTGCTCCGGGCAAATGACTTGCGAAAAGTGAGGCAAATATACCTTTTACACTTAAGCAACAACAACAGCGACGAGAGGCAATTCAAAGAGGAAGTTCAGAAGCTCACAGGCGCTGAAGTGTATGTTTGCTAAGTTAGGCCAATAACAAAGGGGGTGACATACACAGATGGCAAGAACACGAAGCATTAAACCTGGATTTTTTGATAACGAAATACTCGGAGACCTCCCGCCACTAACCAGGCTTTTATTCATAGGCTTATGGTGCATAGCAGACAGGGAAGGGAGGCTTGCAGATAAACCAAGAAGGATCAAAAAAATTTTACTGGGATACGACGATGTGGACGCAGACGGAGCAGACAAAATGCTCCAATCCTTACACGATACAGGCTTTATTTTTAGGTACACAGTAGACGGTAACAAATACATTCAAGTGGTTAATTTCCTGAAGCATCAAAACCCACACGTCAGGGAAAAACCGAGCGAAATACCGCCTCCACCGGACTTTATAGCAGAGCATCATGAAAGCCCGATACAAGCACCAGACTTGCACAGTGCTAACACAGTACAAGCCACGCCTATTACCGTTAACCTATCACCTTCTACTGGTACCCTATCACCCACTACCGATAACCCGCCAGATGGCGGGGGCGATACTGACGGACCTGATAAACAACCAACAAAACCACTGATAGAACGACGATTTGATGAGTTCTGGGCAGCTTACCCAAAAAAGATAGGCAAGAAGGCAGCTTGGGCGGCCTGGAAAAAGGTCAAACCGGATGCAGAACTGTTTGACAAGATCATGACGGCCATAGGAAGAGCTAAAGCAACGCGGCAATGGCAGAGAGAAAACGGCAGATTTATTCCGAACCCAACAACCTGGCTCAACCAGGGACGATGGGATGATGAATACGAGGAGGGACCGATAAATGGAGTCAATAGCAAGTATTCTGACGGGTATCACCAGCAACCAGCGGCCAGCCCGCCGGGAAGCGAAGGTAAGAGAGATGCGCTTGCAGGTTTCAAGAGAGCATGACCAGGAAGAGGAAGCAAAGAATCGGTTCCAGATACGATCCGATCAGGCCGTAGCTGAAGGATGGAGCTACAACAGCGCTCCACCGGAGCCGAAAGAATGCGAATATTGCGGCAAGACCTTATACCATTTCGGACTTACAAACCCACTGCAGCATAAACAGATTTTTATGTGGATGCCCGAACCGGAGCGCTGTGACTGCAAACAGGCCCAGCAACACTGGGCCAAGGTCGAGGCGGAAAAAAAGGCCGCAGAGGAAGAGAAGAGACGCCAGGAGGAAGCAGAACGCCTGCAACGCAAGATTAATAAGCTGATCAAAGACAGCGGGATCAGAGGTCGGTTTTTAAACCGGACATTTGAGCGTTTCGAGGTAAACGAGGTCAACAGGAAAGCCTACGAAGTGGCCAAATATTACGCGGATAACTTCAAGGCCATGCTCCCAAAGAAGGGACCGGACGGCATAGTGGACCCACCAGAGATAGAATGCAACGGCCTATTCATTACCGGCAGCTACGGCACAGGGAAAACCCACCTGGCCACAGCAATATCGAACCAGCTGATCAGAGAAGGAATACCGGTCATTTGCATGACGATGATAGACCTTCTGGCCAGGATAAAACAGACATTTGACCGCAGCGACGAGGCCACAGAGGCGGAAATCATGAAAATATACGAAGAGGTACCCCTGCTGGTCATAGACGACATAGGCAGCGAACAGCCAAGCGAATGGGGATCCACGAAGATATTCGCAATAATCAACGCCAGGTACGAAGCCTACATGCCGACCATAGTGACGACTAACTACGCCGGCGACGAGCTGATAAGGAGAATGACACCGATAGGACCGAACGGCCGGCCAATGGACAGCAGGAACGCAGAAAAGACCCTGGACAGACTGAAGGAAATGTGCGTAGGCATTGAAATGAACTGGGAAAGCTGGAGATCAAGATGATGAAGGAGGAGCGCAGTCATGAAAAATACATTAACGGACTTAAATAATTACCTTTTTGAGACCATCGAAAGGCTTATGGATGATGATTTGACAGAAGAGCAAGTGCAAAAAGAGATCATGAGGAGCCAAGCAGTAACTGAAATAGCAGAAACGATCATAAGAAACGGCGAGCTTGCCCTGAAGACAATCAAACACCTTAATGAGTACGGAATAGAGACCCCTAAAGAGAAACTGCCGCCTATGCTGGAGGTAAGGCCATGAGACGGTACCCAGAGGAAGTGCACAAATTCATAGCAGAGAATGTCCAGGGCAGGACCACAAAAGAGCTCGTCGAGCTTGTAAACGCGAAATTCGGGCCAATTTTCACAGAATCGAAGATGAAGTCATACAAGACCAACCACAAATTAAAAAGCGGAACACCGTGCGGATTGCCAGCAGGAAGGCCAACAAAACTATATCCAGAAGAGGTCAAGAAGTTCATCGAGGAAAACCACAAAGGCGTAGGCCCAAAAGCCATGGCGGAGCTCCTAAATAAAACATTTGGTACCAATTACACAAGGGAACAACTCAAGTCATACTACGGCAACCATAAGATAAACAGCGGCCTGACTGGATACTTCAAGAAGGGACATACACCAGCGAACAAAGGAAAGAAAGGCTACCATGCACCAGGATGCGAGAAGGGATGGTTCAAGAAAGGGCACAAGCCCCTAAACCATAAGCCGGTAGGCAGCGAGCGAGTAGACAGAGACGGATACACCCTGGTAAAGGTAGCGGAACCGAATGTATGGAAGCCAAAGCATAAGGTGCTCTGGGAAAAGAAAAACGGGAAGGTACCGGAAGGATATGTTCTAACCTTCCTCGACGGAGATAAAAGCAACATCACACTGGACAACCTGGCCCTCATATCGAGGGCCGAATCGCTGGAAATCACAAGGTCGAACTTAAGGAGCACCAATCCGGAATTCACAAAAACCGGCATTTTAGTAGCAAAGGTTAAGATAGCCAGAAGTAAGCGGAAAAAGAATCTGATGGGAGGTCGAAACAATGAAGAAAAAGAGAGCATGCAGGATGACACAGGAGGAAAGAGCCATTCACAACAGAGCAGTGAGCATAAGGAAAATGACAGATGCGCAGCTTTGTGAGTTTATAGACCGCACATACGGAAAAGGCATGGAAGAAGGAGCGAGGCTGGCACAGAGCCAGGCCAAAGCAAAACCTGAAGACGCAATCGCTCACGTTAGGAAGTTCATCGATTACCTGACCGAGAAAACCGGCTGCGGCAACAGGATCGGCAAAGGAACCATTCTGCAGCTTAACAGAGAGCTGGAGAATGCCATCAAGAGCGGCCTGTTTTCCGGGGAGGTGAACAAATGAGCAGAAGCCACGCGAACAGAGGACAAGCATTCGAGGATTTCTTAAGGTTTGTTCACCAAAGGTACCAGGCAGACGGAATAGCATGCGTCCACAAGGTGCCAACGGAGTTTTTACCACTCCGGAACGCCAAAGGTCAGGTCTGTAGTGCGAAGGTCGAGCATAAAAGCTGCGTAGATTACCTGGGCAGATACAAAGGCATACCGGTGGCCATTGAGGCAAAGCACACGGAAGAGAACCGGATCGCATTCAACCGGGTAGAGCCTCACCAGGCGGAATACCTCGACGACTGGCTCAAGGATCCACACGCAATAGCACTCGTCCTGGTGAGTTTCAGCCTTCGCAGATTTTACGCGGTACCATGGGAGTTCTGGAAAGCAGCGCTGGAAAGCTGGCAAACACACAAGGGTAAGGAGAAGAGGACTGTAACTGCGTACGGATGGACATGGACCACGCCAGGTATGGCCAGCGTATCGGAAGAGCAGCTCCATCCGGACTGGGAAATAAAGACCGGCGGCAGATCGGGGCTCCCGTACCTGGAGATCATCGACAAAATGACGGGGGGAGAGGTCAATGCAAATGGAAGACAAGGTAGTAAAGTCATTTGATATGAACAGCCTTATAAAAATAACGAGACTTCCACTGATATGCATCTACAACAGTCCTTCAGATTACCCAGGAAAGTATGTAGCAAGGCTCTGGGATGTGAACAAGCCAACCAACATGGTGGCTATAGCCGAAAGCCTGGAGGAAATCAGGGAAGCTAAACCACCGGAGATGATGATCATGGACAGAATGCCAAACGACGATCCGGTGATCGTTGAAACATGGATTTAGGAGAGGAGGCCCAACCACACATGGACGTAAATAAAATTCACGAAAAGCTGAAAATTGCGCTTTCACCAGAAAGTTATGTAAAACTTCTGGAACTGATGACCGAAGACGTCCTAAACATGATTAAATGGGGCGAGGCTAACAAGACGGAGGCTAACAAGACGGAGGTAGAGAAATGACCAGATATAAATGCCCAAGATGCAAAGGAAACCAATACTCCGCGAGCCCGGATAAAGCACATGAGCCGTGCATTTACTGCGGCCACGAAGGAACGGTACCGATGAAAAGCCTGGAAGAGGAGGGGAACGATGAAAACATACATGAACAGGATCGACCGGGAGCACCATGTGATGATCCTGGTCATATGGGACTATTTAAATGCATGGCTGGAGCAAACCAGCTGCCTAACCAAAGAGGAAAGAAAAAGAGTCAAGACGGCGGCCACCCACCTGCTCCACACCAGCGACAGCATCGTAAAGAGGCTTGATACAGATTATGCCAAAAGGCTTATAAGAACCGCGAAAAACACAGAGGTAAGAGTGGTGGATAAAGCAAACGTAATGCTCGGCCGAGAAGCAGACACCGTGAACATTAAGATAGACGACCTATACGACATGGCCAGCTACGCATTGACCGATTGCAGAGGCTGTAAGAGGCCCGACCACAAGAGCTGTGAGAAATACAAAATCTTTATGGATTTAAATATACCAATAGCCCAGGAACAGACGGACGGCTGCCCTTACGAGAATTGACGGAGGGATGGCCATGAAGATAGAGACTTACTACGAATGCCCGATATGCCACAGCATCTGGCCAACACGGAGCGAGGCAATCGCCTGCAGGAACCAGCACCCGCCCATTGAGAAACGATGGGCCTACTGCGAGGTTTGCGGGCAGGGATGGAACATAACATACTGGGGAGAAAAACAAGCAGTAGAGCTCGCCAGGAAGTGCGAACAGGAACACGAGGCCAAAGGTGAGACCGAAGAATTAAGCAGGAAGACATTCTTCTTAAGCGGAGGGACAAAAGGCAAATATTACCCACCAAGGAAGGAGAGTAAATGAATGGGAAGGATCATCGAATGCAGCAGGTGCGGCTGCGAATGGAATGTAAGCAGCCAGGCACACATACCGGAAACTGGTTATATTTGCCCGCACTGCACGAGCAGAGAGCGAGAAAATAACGCCTTTCAGGAGGATAAGCATATGGCAAATAGATCACTGCTTCACAGAAGCAAGATAGAGGATTTCAAGAGCTGGCTTCAGGAAGACGGCTGGCAGATAGAACAGCCCAAAGGAATATACGAGGTCGTAAGGGCCACAAAGGGCACCAGGAAGCCTTTAATAGTTTACACGAGGGATAACAAAGGGAAGGAACATATCACCGTTCAGGAACGCGATGTGCCGGTCGTAAGGGCATACATAAGGGACAGGAGAAGAGAAGCCAGGGCGAAGGCCAATGGGATCCAGAAGCTGACCAGGGAGGAAATGCTGAAGGTAATAGACACCAGGAATCCGATCGGTAAGTTCTACAGGATAGAAGGCAAGACCATCATCTTTGAAATGCCGCAATTTCCAATAGAGGACGAGGGAGAATGTGAGCATTATGACAGCCGGTTTATCGAGTACCCGCTAACAATCGACGGAATAGACAATTGCTTTAACAAAGAAAGAGTAAGGAGCTTATACGATTGCGGAAAACTCGTCAGGATTTCACCATGCGGAGAAGAGTATAAAGGCAAAACATACCTCGGGATATTGCTTGGCGATCTTCCGATCGGTGCACACATTTCTTTTAACAGAGAGAGCAAGATACTGAAGGTTTCACCTCATACGAACCCTGGAATATTTGTACCAGAGCTAAAAAAGATCATTTATGGATGTGAAAGCTGGTGGGGAGAGATCGAAAACCCAGAAGACCTGAAAGACATAACCAGCGAGGATATAGAAAACACCTGGTATGTTCAACTTCTCAAGAGTATGGCCGGAATGGAGGCGACCAAAGATGATGAATAAGAGCAAAATCGAGTGGTGTGACTTCACATGGAACCCGGTCACCGGCTGCCGGCACGGCTGCCCATACTGCTACGCAGCAAAGCAGGCAAGACGCTTCTCCGGAGATGTGAGGCTGAATAAGAGTTCAGAGCAGCTGAAGAGAGACGAGAACGGACTTTATATCCTGGACAAGCCATTTAAAAACCCGGTGGGATTTGAGCCGATAATGCACAAATACCGCCTGCCAATGCCGGCACAAAAGAAGAAACCGGCGAAAATCTTTGTAGTTTCGATGGGAGATTTATTCGGATCCTGGGTACCGGACAGCTGGATCGAGGAAGTATTCAGGGCCTGCGACGCAGCAACATGGCACACTTACATGTTTTTGACAAAGAACCCGCGCAGATACATCGACCTGGCCGAGAAAGGCATACTCCGGACCGGCGACAACTTCTGGTACGGCAGCACAGCGACCACACCGGAAACGGAATTCTTCTGGGACGAAAAACTAAACACATTTGTAAGCATTGAACCAATTCACGCACCATTCCCGGACGTCATACGCCCGGATAACGGCCTTCAAAAGGTGAAATGGGTAATCGTAGGAGCAGAGACAGGAAACCAAAAAGAAAAGGTGGTACCGGAGAAAAGCTGGATCAGGGACATAGTCAAGGCCTGCTGGATAGCAAAGATACCGGTATTCCTGAAGGATAACTTAAAGGAGGTGTGGGGAGAGGACCTCATCCAGGAGTGGCCGGCAGGAATGCCGATGGACAAAGGAAACGACGTGCCGCAATGCAAAGAATGCGAGCATTGCGAAATAACACCTGAAGGTAAGAGAGGGAACCGGCACTACTGCAGGAAGGAAGACCGGCACGTTTTAGGAAGATATGCAAGGACCAGCCCACCATGGTGCCCACTTCGTAGAGAGGAGGAAGCAGCAGATGAAATCACGGATGAAGAAACTGATTTATAACGCCAAGCGCTTTATTCACTCGCTCAAAGTGAGATGGAGGATCCGGGAGACACCGAAATTCATGCGCAAGTTTGCTTTCTGGTGGCACATGGCGGCCTATGACACAGCCCAGGTACTAAAGGGAGTCAGGCCAATGGCCAAAGATACACTGGACAGCATGGCAGACCTTGTCGGGACAGAAAGGCAAGAGGGAGAAACAGACGAGGAGCTGCGAAAGCGAATAATCGAAATCGTTAAAAAGAAAGGAGGAATGGCCCGATGATGATTGAGTTTTGTGGAAACTGCAAGGTCGGTGCAGAGACCAAGGACATATATCCAGTAGCGTGTCCTTATTACAAGAAAGCACCAGGCAAGCACTGTGCAAACCACAGGCCACTCCCATACAGGCCCAATGACGGCCGCATGGTTTATATTGCCAGCGCGATGAGAGGAGACATCGAAGGGAACCTCAAAAAGGCTGCAGCATACTGCCAGGCAGCTGCAGAATCCGGAGTGATACCAATCGCCCCACACCTTTATTTTTCATCCTACCTGGACGATAGGATCCCGGAGGAAAGAACCGCCGGCATGGAAATGGGCCTGCAGATCCTGAAGAGATGTGACGAGCTCTGGGTATTTGGTACACCAACGGAAGGTATGAGAGGAGAAATAAAGCTGGCCGAAAGCCTGAAAATTCCGATCCTTTACATACCGGAAGAGACAATAAATAAGATTTTAGAGAGGAGATGCATAGCATGAACAAAGCAATATTCACAGGGCGCCTGGGCGCTGATCCAGAGCTCCGCTACACAACCACCGGAATACCGGTATGTACTTTTAACCTGGCAGTGGACAGGCCCAAGCCAAAGGACGGAGAAGGAGGAACCGACTGGCCAACCATAGTGGCCTGGAGACATAAGGCCGAATTTGCAGCAAAGTATCTGACCAAGGGGCGCAAGATCCTTGTCGTGGCCACAGTGAGGACCAGGGTAACAGAGGACAGCAGCGGCAAGAAGCGCAAAATTACAGAGTTCTGGGCCGAGGAAATAGAGTTCTGTGACAGCAAGCCGCAAAACAGCACGGCCGGAGCGAGCACACACCAGGACGACCAAAGCGATTATTATCCGGAGGATGGCTTCACGCCGGTAGACACTGATGAGGATTTACCATTTTAGAGAGGAGGTAAGTATGGCGATGAACAGCAAGGAGTCAATGGGCATAGCAGGCATGAGCTTTGCCTGCTTAAGCACAAGAGTGCTGGAATTAGCACTGCAGAAAGGAATCGAGGCCGGGACCAAGGCAGCAATGGATTACTTAATCGAGGAAAAGAAGAAGCAGAGGAAAGGGAGGTATGACCGACGGCTGCGTAATACCCGATTATTGCTTAAGAATTACAGGGTATTAAAACAACATGTCCAAGGCGCCGTGTTCAACGCCAAGCAGGCAAAGGAAAGCGCAATAGACATATTAGATGGTTTGGACGAGTTCAGCTTCGATGATAACCTATACATCGAAAGCATAAAGAGGAGCCAGCAGAGGACATTCATCATCCTACAACACATAGACGAGATGTTGAAATATTTCAGGATAGCCTGCGAGCAATCAGGCAGGGAGGAAGAGATGAGATGGTATAGGATCATCATGAAGACCTACATAGACGAGGAAAGGAAAACAGCTGAACAAATTGCAGAGGAAGAACACATCGAAAGGCGCACAGTTTATAAGAATATCAATGCAGCAATAAAACCTCTCTCTGCCCTGATTTTTGGCATTGACAGCCTCAAACTTTACTAAAAAGTATGGTGCAAGAACCATGCCAGCACAGGGCACAAATTGGGCACTGTAAAGGCACTTTAAATATTATAAAATGATAGCGTGGAGGAGTGGAAATATGGCCAAGAAAAAGGCAACAAATACCTTCATCGAGATTGACTACTCAACCGAGGCAACACCGAGGGCAGTAACACCGGATGGGATTCCGGTTTTCTGTGCTCATGATGATATTCTTCCGATTGAGAAGGCGATCCCGAATCCCAAGAACCCGAACCAGCACAGCCAAGCTCAAATAGAACTGCTGGGGAACATCATTAAAGCAAACGGATGGAGAGCAGCGGTCACCATTTCAAAGAGGAGCGGCTTCATTGTCAAAGGACACGGCCGACGCCTGGCAGCGCTTCACATCAAGAGCGGATACATCCCGGTAGATTACCAGGACTACGCAAGCGAGGCCGAGGAATGGGCGGATCTTATAGCAGACAACCGACTGGCCGAACTCTCAACCCTTGACACAGGAATGCTGGTCGATTTAATCAACGATATGGACACCGGAGAGGTACCAGTGGAGCTGACCGGTTACACAGAGGAAGACCTGGCGGCCATCATAGCAGCTCTTGAAGGAGCAGACGACACGGTGGACGACAAGGCCGACGATGTATCGGAGAGCAAGAACATACCAATGACCAAGGCCGGAGACATCTGGTTCCTTGGAACACATAAGCTGATATGCGGCAGCGCAACCGACAGAGAGGCCATCGAAAAGTTGATGGCCGGAGAAAAG